GCCCACCACATAGAAATTGGTGCTGAAATCAGCAAGGTAGCGAGGGTCGTAGTCCAGTGGCCTATACTCATCGTCAAGTGGGGGGATATTTTCGGTACTTATCCTACTTGTGCCCACCGGCACACAAGATACCCCCTCAGTAACTACGTCGCTCATAACACTTCACCATAACACCAAGTTAGATACTAACTACCGTTACATACACATCTATAGTGCCAGAAACGTATGTGGTTACGTTGGCCCTTACCTCATAAAGAGCTTGGTCATTGGCAGAAGTGCCATCAGCAGTAAAAGTATCCAAAGTTAGCGGGTCGCCATTCTCATGGGTTCTGTACTGGATCAAAACAGTAGCAGTGGTTATGCCGGAAACCTCAAACACTTTTTCTCTAGGTACGCGTACCCACTCCCCAGCGCCTGTAGAAGTGGCACCAGAAAGTAGTTTAATAGCTGTAGGTAATGGATAAACCATATGTAACCCCTTGATTTAACTACCATTTTACACGGTCGGCCCAATAAGCCGCGCTCATTTTGCCCTTGGCAATGTTCTTACCATGTCTGGCTTTAAACGACTTGCGTTTCGCCTTCATACGGGCAGATTCACCGGCTTTAGGTTTACCAGCAGTAGAAGCGCCCTGCTCACCAAACCTGATAACCTTCTCCTTACCACCCTCGCAAGCCTTAACTACATGAGACTTTTTTGGGTGGCCCGGAGTTCTGCGCGGCTTGTTACAAGCCATTTTCGCCTTATCTACACGTTCAGCCATGGTAATTAAGCCGGAGTTACAGCGTTAGTACCGTCCGCGTCTACCCAAGTGCTGTTGGCGTTGGAGCCAGTGGCAATCTTAAGCTTGCTGTTGGTGGTGTCGAATACCAGAGTGCCAGCCTGCTTGTCAGATGTATTTACGGCATCAGCAATGTCCGCAATACTGGTAGCGGCGGTAGAATAAATAGTTACGTAGCCCTGAGAACCGTCGATACCACCAGTAATGTTGCCTACAAAACCGTTAGTAGCAGTAACCGGGCCGGAAAAAGTGGTTGAAGCCATTTTGGAACCTCACATGCGAGTTGGGGTGTATCTGTCTGCATGTCGTCAGCCGGGACTGTCAGATACACCGGATGACCCCGGATTTAAGTAGTCTATACCATGATACCTGCTGTAGCAAATAAGTATGCCTGAAAAAATAGGGGGGCACAAAGCCCCCCTCAAAACACTACCGTGTTTTTAACTGCCTTAGCTAGCGCCCGGTGAGCCAAAAATGCCCAGCGGATCAGATACGCCAAAGCTATATCGTTCACGAGCCTTGTAGCGGCTGTTGCCAGTATCGAAGTCAGCATCCATAGAGGTCTGCATCGGGGTACGGACAAAGTGCTTCAAGCCATTCGGAACGTCAGTCAGCAAGAACCAAGCGTTGGTGTCGGTCAGGTAATGGTTAACAGTGTAACCTTCCGGAATCGAACCGTTGGTCTTAATTGCGTTGATGTCGTTATCTGCGGTGCCTACGCGCAGCTCAGTATCGAGCAGGCGGGTTGCGACAAACATCAACGCGGGCGGGATGACCAGTTTACGCGGCTTAGCGGCAATCAGCAGACCACGTTCATCAGTCCAACCAGCGATTTGGATAACGGCGGCTTCCAGAGAAGTCTCGTTAAGGTCAGCTGCGACTGTCGGGGTGTTGCTGTTTACGCCACCAGAAACCAGCGGGTGGTCAGTAGCACACAAGGTCTTGCCGTCACCATAGGTAACACCAGAACCGCTGAACGCAGAGTTCAGGATGCTGGCAGCTTTTACCTGCTTGGTGTAGGCCATAGCGCGGGCCAATGCCTTGGTATAACGAGTAGACAGGCTATCGTACAGGTTATCTTCAATCGCCTCTTCAGTGAGCGAGAAGCCCATAGCAATAGTTTCGTGGTTATACCGGGCAGTCCACGTTTCTTGTGCATTATCGTACTCAATGGCAGCACCCTCGTTTTTGACGGGGGCGGCACTAAAGCCAGAGAGCTTGGTTTCTTCTTCAAAAGAACGATCTGAGGATTCGGTCTCGAAAATCTCAGCGTGTTCTTCACCATATTTAGCATACTCAAGACCAAACAGGGCATTAAGACCCGGCAGGAGTTCCTTGAGTAATTGAGCGCGAGAAATAGCCATAACTCAATTCTCCTTAGATACCGGTGGTATTGTTAAATTGATGCCCTGCATTCCACTTGACCAGAGCTTCGGTGTAACCACCGGAAGCGTTTTTGGTCTCTTCCACAAGCTCTACGACGCGGAAAGCCCACGTATTGGTAGTAGCCGTAGTATCAGAAATAGCGCACTTGGAATTACCTGTTACAGTATCACCAGTGTTATCTACACCTGCTGCATTAGCACCAATATCGGTCTGGGCAAGATCGCCAATAGTAGTACCGGAAGATACTACAGCTACCTTAAACAGAACGTCAGTGGCATCAACTACATAAGCTTCTGCATCAGAAGCTACAGTGCTGGCGGGCCAGTAATTGCTGAACAGTTTCTGACCAGTTACCGGATCAGAATAAGTACACCCCATAAAAATGCCAATGGGGGCCATAATGTTGGCAGCGGCTATGCGCTGCACAGTACCACCGGTAAGAAGAGCAACGGCATCGCCCTTAAAGATGCTGGTGGCATACCCGCTTGCAATCTTATACATGCGAGTAACACCAACATAAGGGGCGCCGCTAACCATCTTAACCGGTACAAACCCGTAAGGGCCTGCTACACTCGGATAAGCCATAATCAGCTCCTTAAATAATTAACCTTTTCCAAAAGTTACCGTGGATTTCCGCTCATTGAACAGAGGCATCCTCGGGTCATTTTCGCGCATAAGGTTGTTATCTACCGACTTCATTTGAGCTTGAGCCTGCCCTGTGTAATAGGAATTGCGCTCCTCAACGAGTTCTTTCGGTGCCTTGCAAAGCATAAGACCACCCATAAGGACGTTGTCTTTAAAGCGTTCGTTCTCGACGCCTACCATGACAGCTCCGGGATGATCTGAAGCCTTTACAGGTTCCCAACCTTCGCGCAGTTTTGAAGAAACATTAGTAGGATCGGGTTGACCACGGGTGCTTACACGTACCCAGTGGTGTGTATATCCGTCCTCGGGAGGGGGTGTGTATAGAACTTCAGGCCGCTTCCAAGCAGGTTTGCGGGTGGCACGTTCTCTAGTTCCCAACTCACGGTCTACTCTATTGTTAGGCATTACTGTTTCCTCATCAATTTAGCAGCCTCTATGGCGTATTGTTCCGGGGTGATACCCAGCCGCTTAGTCAAATCAACTTGTGTCTGCGTTAATCGCACCTTTTTAGGTGCAGTGCTCCGCGTAGCGGGTGCAACCACAGTTGTTGATCTAGTAGTTGTAGCCTCAGCCTCAGAACCCCCAAATTTCTCTGGGAACATTCTTCGCATACGAGAATTGATCTTCTCGTAGTATTCATCCGAACGGGGATCTACACCCCCATCAATTAGCTCTTGGTGGTACGCCATAACATAATTAGTCATGCCACGGTCAATACCATACCACTCGTTATTTCGCCTCCACTCTTCAGCCTTCGGATCAACTTGCACCCGTTGTGTTTGCGCCGGGGTCGGGCTGGGTCTAGTTGGAGGTTCTATAGTATCGCTTTGTACATTATTTTCATTTGTTTGTAAAGGCTTAGGTTTAAATGCAGCTACTTTATCCGCTCTAATCTTAGCCGTAGTGAGGGCTTCCTGTGCTGCCAAGAGGGCATCGGGATCGCCAGACTCATAAGCGTCCTTATACATACGCTTAGCCACAGCAAGTTCATTCTCCACCTGCCGCTTAGCCTGCTCAATCATCACGTTCTGGCTGCGGTCATTATTGTTCCGCAACTGCTGCACTTCTTGGTACAACTGCTTGGTCAACCGCTGCATCTCGTCGCGTTGACGCATAGCCTCTTCTTTGGCCCTTCGCTCGTCGTGATAGCCTTTACTGAAGTGTTGTATCCTTTTTTGTACCTTCTCAGAGTAATCTTTCAACTCTTCATCGGTAACATCTTGCGGCGGCGGCGAAGGCTTCCTTCCCCTATCTTGCTCCGGGGTATCATCAACTACCTCAATTTCTACCTCACCTCTACCTGAAACTTCCTCTTTTTCTCCCTTATCTGCGGTATTTTCCTCCCGACCTTCCTCTTTATCGGGATCAGGGAATTCAAACTCTACTTGTTGCATGGGCATAACCTACTCCTTACGCTGCGCGAGAAATCATTCTCGGATTGGGTACTACTGCTTCAATTGAGTCGTCGTTCATAAGGCGATATTCCTGATCACCAATCTTGAACCGGGTGCCAGTATTAGCCCTAAACATGACGTAATCACCGGGTTTACACCAAGGACCAGTCGGGAAACGGTCTGGATCGGTATAGGCTTCAGCACCCATATCCAACACCAGCCCTATAATAGAAAGGATGTACTCGTGACGCATGGTCTCGTTGGCTTTCACCAACCCGCTGTCACCGTAGGTCTCTTCCACATTCGGTAATGCAACCAAAACCCTGTAACCAACCGGCTTCGGGATGGCGGCTTCAATCTCCAACAGTCTTTCCTGCTCAGCTAATACCTTCGCTTGGCGTTGTTTCTCCAACTCAGTCATAGCCGGGGTAGTATCATTCATCTTCGTTTCTCGTATAGTTTTGCAAAAGGTCTTGTAGTTCCCGCCTTGCGATAGCCAGACCTCGATAAACCCCGCAAGCGTCTTTATACTTAGCGAAATCTTCTGGAGACCCGCTAGTTATAAATTCTTCAACACTCTTCTGTTGCTCAATCAGTTTTTCATCAAGAACATCATAAATAGTCTTAGCCATTACCTGCCCTGACCTCTGTATTTTTTGTAAGAGCTTCTCTTACTTTTGTTCATTGAGCTAACTTTAGTCTTGCCGCCACCTATGCTGGTGCCCTTCTTGACCTCACCATTGAGCAGCTTTTTAGCCGTACCCTGCTTAACTATTTTTGCCATCAGTCTTACCTCGGCTATTAGCCTGCTCTTTAGCCACATCTAACAAGGCTTTAGCCCTATCAAGACTGGATTTAGTCGCCGCTTGTCTGTTTTGCGAGGCTATTCGCTCAGCCTCAAAGGTTGCCGTGTTGGCAGCTTTCTGTTTATCAAGCTCCAGTTTATCCTTGGCGATCTGGGCATCTTGGGCATCTTTTGCCGCTTTGCGACTAACTTCCTGTGCCTTAACCTGCACCTCGGCCTGTTGGAGCTGGAACATAGGATCTTGCGCCTTCTGCTGTGCTTGTTGTTGCGCCAGTTGCTGTTGCTTGGCTTGGGTATTCTGAATAGCCGCTTGAGCCATAACCTGAGACAGCAGAATCTCGGTCTCTTCCGGCATCTCTTGTCCGGGGGCGGTTAGTGGCGTACCCAGTTTCATCTCTATCTGCTTGTAGTAATTAAACGCCATATGCTCCGCCAAGTGAGCCTGCAGAGCCGAAACAATGGACCTCGCAGCTGGATTCTGCCCGATCATTTGGCCAATCTCGGGGTCCTGCAGGAACGCTTGGTGCGTCTGTATATGGGCATTGTGGTCTTGGTATATGAAGGCTTTGACCGGCTTGCCAACCAGCACGTTCATGTTCTCGCTGACGGGGTCTGTCGGCTTTATGTCTTCCGTAGTGGGTACTAACTTCTCTGCATTCTTAATGCCCAAGACCTCGATCATCTGCCTGTGCAACTGAGGCAGGTCGTAGATCTGCGGAGCATTCTGAGCCATCTGGAGCACTGTCTGATACTGCACGACCCGCTGGGCCATAGTGCTGCTGTTGGGGTCGCTGACCGGGATGACCTCAACCATGTCATAGTCAGTGCGCTTGGCACGCGGCTCAGCCCGGTAGGGGGTGTAGATATACTCATCCGGGGCGTACTCAGCGATTATCGCCCGCAGCAGCTTGAACTCCTGCTTCATGGCGTAGTGGACGCGGGCCTGCACCGCTGTCATGGGCTTCAACGTGCGCTCCAACAGGGCCAGAGTAGTGCCCACCGGAGCATTAGCACTCATGTCAGAGATGTTGACATCGCTGATAGCCCCCAATCTGCGCCCTTCGTCAGTAATCTGCTTCAGCAGCGCCATCAGGGTCTGGCTAGGCTCCTTGTAGGGGAGGGGCATGATATTCTCGCGGATAGACCCAGAGGGTACATCTACATCCCTGAACTCACCCGGACCTATGGGGGTGTCGTCACCCTTAACCCGCAACCCACGAGACTTCAAGCCACCTGGTAGGTTTGACAGCGTACCAGCGTCAACCAATTGACGTATGAGGGAAGTTCCAGCGCGGGCATAGCCGCCAATGATGTGTATCAGGCCAAGGCCGTAGAACCCAAAGCCCGGTACATACACATAATGTACAAAATGTTGACGTTTCAACGTTAAAGTATCGTCAGGGCTCCAGTTCCTCCGGATCGCCAGCACCTCCCCTGTGCCTTGTTCCAAAGTTACCACGTACGGCTTGGCTATCCCGTCCTCGTCATCGACACCTTCAATGACTAAATCCGCATGGATCTCGTACAGAGCATAGCGGTCGTCGGAAGTCAGGGTATACCCACTCTCCTCCGCTTTCTTCTCCTCGATATCCGTATGGAAAGTGACCGGATCACCAAGCTCTACATCGCGGTAGAACCCTGACGCTTGTAGCTTATACAGCTCGTTCTTTGTCTTGCGCATCACATGGGTAACGCGCTCTGCTGTTTCTATATTAGACGCACCATAAGGCACGACCATATCTTCGGCAGGGATGTAGATGGCGACCTGCCGTCCCAGATTGGGATCAAAGTAGACCTTCTTGAACGCAGACCCTGACAGACCAAGGGCATACAGCATCCGCTCGTGCTCCGGGCGATACTCAGTCATCACCTCGGTAAGCTGGTAGTTCATGTCGGACTTGACGCGATTCGCGGCGTCTTCCTTCTCTCTGGTGTCCTGACCAATGATCTTGGT